CGCTAGATTCAACATTAACATACCAATTCATAGATCCTCGATATCCAATAAACATATTAGAGACCCAAGTAACTGGATGTAAATATGTCCAATTAAATGGTATATTAGTACCAACACCAACAATTTGATCTGCTCTATCTATTCCAGCAACATCATAACCATAACAAACTGGCATTTTTCCTCTAATTATCTTAGTATTAACAAATGTGTTAGTTACATTAGTTGTCAAACCTCTAGTTTCTACTTGAACCATTCTTCTCAGAATTTGTCTAAGTGAAACTATAGCTTCTCCCATATTAATTAAATAACGCTCTGGAGCAGCTCTTAAAACTTGCCCAGCAGTTACCTGAATAACATCCTCACTTTGTGGAGCAAAGAAAGAACTTGTTCCAGGTAAATTACAAGGATTTGCAAATTCAAATCCAGGAGCAGCTCTAGCAAAAACTAGAATATTAATTGAGGAAGTAGCAACAGGAGCTGACAATGCAGTCAAAACTCTCAATACAATAGTACCATTATCAAGTAATGTATTATGCGCAAACGTAGGCGTCAAAGACGTAGAATGCGCAGAAGGATTATATGAACTTATTTGTAACCATGGTAATGCTTGCATATATGGAACAATAAATTCTACATCTGAATCTTTACCTAAATCAATAATTTCAGTATAAGCTACTGCTGACGATTGAACATCTGAGATAACATTATTTCCAGCAATTCCTGAAGGATCAAAAGTAATACGCACACGACCCTTATGAAAGGCAGAGGCAATGAATCTAAAACGAAAAGCAATAGGACCTCGCCAAGCTGTAAAAAGATTACCTACATGAGACATAGGTGTACTATGTGTAACAGTTGCACCAGCAATAGCTGCAGTAACTGACAAATTAGGCGTTACTAAAGAACTAAACAAAATATCATCTGTTACATTAGTTGATGCCCAAGTAGCAGTTGTAATGTATGATTCATGCTCACAAATTTTAGCAATGTTAAATTCATCTTCTGATGGTAACCCAACACAAGCATTGTCAACACATAATTCATTCTTATTATCAACAGTTAATTTTTCATAACCATAACCATTCTCTGTAGTGGCTAATGGTGGAGCAGCACAAGGTCTAAAACCTTCAGTATCACCAATAACTGGTGTATTAGTATAACCTAAGGTTTTTATTCCATCAGATATACCCTGCACTCCAATAGAAGTTGCAGTAGCATATTTTCCAATAATTGGAACACGACTTAATTTACCTAAGGCACTAGCAACAGCGCTAGATACTGAAGAAACTGGATTAGTAATATACTCATCAACAGCTTGCAAAGCAAGACCAACAGTAGGTCCAAATACTTTAACATCTTCTGCCCAAGCATAAACCTGTACAGTTACACCAGTACCTACAG